AAAGTATATAAGCAGAAGGAATTACTTGAAGATTCAATCTTAATTTATCGTGTACAAAGAGCACCAGAGCGTAGAGTATTTTATATTGACGTAGGTAATATGCCAAGTCACTTAGCTATGGGCTTTGTAGAGCGTGTTAAAAATGAAATACATCAACGCAGAATCCCAACTGAGACAGGTGGTAGTCAGAATTTATTAGATGCAAGTTACAATCCGTTAAGCATTAACGAAGATTACTTCTTCCCACAAACAGCAGAAGGGCGTGGTTCGAGAGTTGAAACCTTGCCTGGTGCTGATAATTTAAGTGAGATAGACGATTTAAAGTACTTTAATAATAAGATGGCACGTGGTTTAAGAGTACCAAGTAGTTATCTCCCAACCGGACCTGACGATTCGCAAACAACATTCAATGATGGTAGAATGGGTACAGCTCTTATACAAGAATTTCGTTTCAATCAATATTGCGAACGCTTGCAAAACACGATTGTTACAAAGTTAAACGATGAATTTAAACTATTTTTACGCTGGAGAGGTTACAACATTGACTCCGGCATTTTTGATTTAAAATTCAATGCCCCTCAGAACTTCGCAAGTTATAGACAATCTGAACTTGACAGCACACGATTAGGAAACTATGGAAGTGTAGCAGAAATCCCTTATCTATCTAAACGCTTTGCATTGAAACGCTTTATGGGCTTAACAGAATCTGAAATGAAAGAGAACGAAGAAATGTGGCGTGAAGAAAACGGACAAGATGAAAGTATCGATGCCGAAGGATCTGATATGCGTGGTGTTGGTGTTGGCCCTGGAGACTTTGATGCTGATATGGGTAGCATGGAAGAATTTGGTGATGAGGATATGGATCTCGACATCGAAGGTCCAGAAGAAGCAGGTGCAGGCGGTGCAGAAACTGAAACACCTGAGGTTTAATCCTAACGTTACCAGTACTTAACTAAATACAGGCATAGCGTAAGGCTACTTAAAATACAAGGAATAAAAATTATGATGAAAGTAACATGTACAAGCGGCATAGTAGTGGTATATCCAGGAACAGGTGTTACAACCCCAAACGGATTGTATCTACCATTAGTAGCAAATCCACAAGGCAAGACGGTAGAATTAGAAGAAGGCAGTTCAACGGAAGTCGAAAACAACGGTGATCCAGCTGTTGGTGGAAAAACATTCAAAGGCTCAAGCACATTCTCTATTACTAATAGTGGTAAAGAAATTGTTGAAATGGCAAGATGGCATGAAGTTGATAGTGATCCAATTTATGCTGATGAGATGCAATCATATGTTGATCTAGATGGCAATCACACAGATGATAATTATACACTTATTACATTAGCGTCAGGCGAAAGCTATGAAACTAAGGTTGTAACTAGTAATGCTCAAACTGTAACAGTGCTTTCTCCAAGAGCAACAATCCAACCAGTCTGAATTGTATAGAATAAATAAATAACAATATGCTATTAGAAGATTTATATAATAAAGCTGTACCAGCTTATCAAGACTTAGGAGATGACAATAGTCAACTTCAGAAAGACAATACTCGCAAAACCCGATTGACTTTAATGCAGATTAATAAAATGCGACAAATGAATGACGTGCGAAATTACGAGCATAAAGAGAAGCTAAAAGTTATACAGCAACAATATGGCCCTGACGCCATGGGTGCTGATGAAATGGAATTCTAATTTATCAATAGTAAATAATGTAACATAAGTTAGGTAGGAAATAATATTTTCTACCTTTTTTATTGACTAATATAATTTTTTTGTTTATTTTTTGTAAATACTACAATAACTAAACAAAAACTAATTTAACAGGTAACAAATTATAATGCCAAAATTTATTCAAAAAAGAAGTACCGTGGCATCTAAAGTGCCACTAATCGGTGATCTAGAACTAGGCGAGTTAGCAGTTAATACTGCAGATGAAGCCTTATATATAAAAAATAATTCAAATCAAATAATTAATTTAATTCCGACACAATCGGATATCCGGGGTGAGATATCAGCAACCGGTGATATAAGTTATGATAACGCTACAGGTATTATAAGTTATACAAAGCAAACATCGGCAGAGTTATTAACGTCTATTAAAACAGTAGACGGTGATGGTTCCGGATTAGATGCCGATCAATTACACTCACTAAGTGGAACAGATTATCAGAAAGGAATAGGTTTACAATCAGGTAGTTATGATTTCGGTGCAACAATGGATAGTTCAACTATCCCTGTTGGTTTCAGTAGAATTTACACATCGAATAATTCACCAACAGGTTCACATTCAACTGGCGTAACTTTTAAGTCACAGTCAAGTCGAGGCTTCCAAATTTTATGTGATGACGTCGATACCACCGGTTTGTATTATAGAAATCAATCAATAAATGGTACATTATGGGCACCGTTGCATCGTATAATGTCGCACGTTGATATAACATCGTCGACTAATATAGATTCAATGCTAATTCCAGGAATGTACATATCTCGAGGTTCTATTAGTAATTACCCTGGGAATCGAAGTTACATAACATTACAAGTTCAGGCTTCCGGACCATTGATCCAACAACAGGTGTTTAACGATGCTCAAATTTGGACTAGGCGCAGTACAGATACTGGTAGCACATGGACCACTTGGGTACAAATTTAAGGAAAAAAATAAATGGGATTAACTAAACCAAAGAGTACGAATATAGATACAAGCAAATGGGTCATTGGTGATCCAATAATTGAAATGAATGTAAACTTAGCTGATGCAAATGCTAATAATACAGACATAGGATTTATATTTAAGCGAGGTACAACCGGTGATAATACAGCTTTACTATGGGATAAATCAGCCCAAGAGTTTGTATTTGCTATAACTACAGCAACTGGTGATAGTGTTGGTGATTTACCAATTACAGCGTATTCGGATTTACAAATAAAAAATCTTACTTCAGCAGGGTTAAAATATCCAACGGCAGATGGTACAAATGGGCATGTTCTAGTAACAGACGGTGCAGGTAATTTATCATTTAGTAGCGTACCAGCAAGTCCAGCGGCTTGGGGTGTAATTACAGGTACATTAGCCAATCAAATAGATTTACAAGGTGAATTAGATTTAAAATATGACGATAGTACAACGATGGATGCCGGCACTTATTAGAAAATGTTTTAAAAATTATATAGATAACTGATTTTAACAAAAAGGTATAAAAAGACTTTTTATACCTTTTTTCTTGACTAAAACAACCTTTTTCATTCACCTTTTGTAAATACCACTATACAAAGAGAATTTAAAACCTAGGGAGAACTCTCACATGAACAAATTTGAAAAATTGATTGAATACGTGATCAATGATGACGACAAAAAAGCAAAAGCACTTTTCCACTCAATTGTAGTTGATAAGTCTCGTAAAATTTACGAGGGTTTAATGGATCACGATAGAATGGGTGGTGACCAAGTAGACGAATTGTTAAACGATGTTGAAGCAGAAGAACGTGGCTTCCATGAAGATGATGACGAAATGGCTATGGAACCAGAAATGGGCATGGGCGACGAAATGGGCATGGAACCTGAAATGGGCATGGGCGACGAAATGGGCGGCGATGACATGATGGGTATGGACGCAGAAGAAGGCGAACTTGAAGACCGTGTTGTAGACTTAGAAGACAAGCTAGACGAACTAATGGCAGAATTTGATTCTATCGTTGGCGGTGATGAAGGCATGGGCGATGAAATGGGCGGTGACATGGAAATGGAACCTGAAATGGATGGCGACATGGAGATGGAACCAGAAATGGAAGAATCACGCAACCCACGTCACCAACGTCAAATGAGCTTCGAAGATGAAGACTTAGATGAAAGCATTGTTGATGAGTTACATGAAGAAGACGATGAAGACTTAGATGAAGGCAAATCATTTTACGAAAGTGCTGATGAAGACTTAGATGAAGGCGAAGAGCACATTGAAGAAGACACAGAAGACTTAGATGAAGCTGATGAACTTGAAGAAGCACTTAAAGCTGAAATTGATGAAAACGTATCTTTAACTAAAGTATCTAAAGGCATTGCTAATAAGACTGAAGGTCAGTCAGTTGGAGCGGCTGGTGAGAAAGGTGTTGCAGTTAATAAGAAAACTATTAACAACGATAACAGCGGTAAGAAAGGCGCATTGGCTAACCCAGTTAACTTTACTAACAGCGAGCACAGTAACAACGCTAAGATCTCTTACAAAGCAGGCGACAGCACAACAGAGCCTCGTCAAAGCAACGTAAAAGTTCCTAAGAATAGCGAAGAAGGTGGCACAGATAAGAAAAGCGTTATTGAAAGCAAGAAAAGACGCGGCCGTCCTTTAGGTTCTAAGAACAAGACAGCTAAACGTCCTACTAATTCAAGACGCAGAGTGTAATATAGGAGCATAATATGTCCATATTACGAGAGAACTTATCATTTAATCAAGCCAACATTATTCTTGAATCAAGAGATGATGGCAAGAGCGGCAAAGATCTGTACATGAAGGGCATTTGCATCCAAGGGGGTGTTAAAAATGCAAATGAACGTGTATATCCAATGGAAGAAATCACAACTGCGGTTCGTACATTGAATGAACAAATCACAGGTGGCTATAGCGTCTTAGGCGAAATAGATCACCCAGATGATTTAAAGATTAACCTAGACCGAGTGTCCCATATGATCACAGAAATGTGGATGGATGGGCCAAATGGTTACGGGAAGTTAAAAATATTACCAACACCAATGGGCAAAGTCGTTGAGACAATGCTAAACAGCGGTGTTAAACTTGGCGTATCAAGCCGAGGTAGTGGTAATGTTAATGAATCTAATGGAGCGGTTTCTGAATTCGAAATTGTAACAGTGGATGTGGTTGCACAACCAAGCGCACCTGGAGCTTATCCTACTGCGATCTATGAAGGCATGATGAACATGCGTGAAGGTCACAAGATAATGGAAATGGCAAGAGAGGCAGGGTCAAACAACCGTGTAGAAAGATATTTGCAGAACGAAATTATTCGTTTGATCAAAGATCTTAAAATTTAGGAGAAAATCAACATGCTAGACGCAATTAAAAAATTGCTTGAAAACAATGTGATTAACGAAGACATGCACGATAGCATTCAAGACGCTTGGTCTACCAAGTTAACCGAAGCTAAAGAAAGTGTCCGAGTAGAACTTCGTGAGGAATTCGCTCAACGTTATGAACATGATAAAACAGTTATGGTTGAAGCTCTTGACAAGATGGTATCTGAAGGATTACAAAACGAAATCGCAGAGTTCAAGGAAGAAAAATCCAACTTAGCAACTGACCGTGTTAAAGCACAGAAGAAGCTAAAGGAAAATGCGAACAAGTTCAACAATTTCATGACAGCTAAGTTAGCTGAAGAGATTCGTGAGCTTCGTAAAGATCGTAAAATCCAACAAGAAGGTATGAACAAGATGAATAGCTTTATTGCTAAACACTTATCTAAAGAAATCGTTGAGTTCGCTCACGATAAACGTGACTTAGTTGAAACGAAGGTAAGATTAGTAGCAGAAGCAAATCAAAAACTGACAGCGATTAAGAAGAAATTCGTAGCTGAAAGTTCTAAGAAAGTTCGTGCTCATGTAGTATCATCATTGAAGGGTGAATTAAACTCACTTAACGAAGACATTAAAGCCGCTCGTGAGAATAGCTTTGGTCGTCGTATTTTTGAAGCATTTAGCTCAGAATTTACAACAACACATCTCAATGAGAATGCTGTTATTCGTAAGTTGCGTGGTGAATTAGCTACTAAAGATACACAGTTAAATGAAACCTTTACTGTCGCTAAGAAGTACAAGAAATTGACTGAAAGCAAATCAACAGAAATTCGTAATATTAACGAAGCTAACAACCGCACTCAATTATTAGACGAGTTGTTAATGCCGTTGAACGAAGAAAAACAAGAAGTAATGCAAAACTTATTAGAGAATGTCCAGACTAAACGTCTACAAGGCGCTTTTGAAAAGTATCTGCCAGCTGTAATGGCTAACAAAACGATGAATGAAACAAAACCTGTCAGTAAGAAGAGAAAGTTAAATGAGTCAGTTAGATCAGCACATACTGGTAACAAGACTGTCAAGCCATCAGAATTTGACCGCAATAATAACATTGTGGACATTATGAAGCTGGCAGGGCTTAAAAATTAGTGAATTATTAGGAGACTTAAACAATGTCACAAGCACTATTAGAAAACCGTTGGAGCGAAACTAAAGAAGCCCTACTTGAAGGCTTACAAGGTACAAAACGTTCTACAATGGGTGTTATTTTAGAAAACACTCGCACACACTTAGCAGAATCTGCTACAGCCGGAGCAACAACCGCTGGTAACGTCGCTACACTTAACAGAGTTATTTTACCTGTTATTCGTCGTGTTATGCCTACAGTTATTGCTAACGAATTAGTTGGTGTTCAGCCAATGTCCGGTCCAGTTTCACAAATTCATACTCTTAGAGTACGTTATGGTGAGACAATGAATGATTCATCTGCCGCCGCTACTAGCACAACTGCTGGTGAAGAAGCACTTAGCCCATTTAAAATTGCTCAAGCTTATTCAGCATCCTTAGGCGCAGACGCAACTGACTATAAGCCAGCCGCAACTGCCGCTATGGAAGGTCAAGGCG